ATTGTGCCTCTTGTGAAGAAATACCCTGTGCAGTTCCTTGTTCTGATGTTATTGATAGACCAGAAAGTATTGCCGTTTCGTTTGGTGCTTTTGCTGTTCCTTGACTTGCGGTAAACGATTGACCTGTTAGACCAATGGTCATGTCATTAACTGTTACAGATCCAACAGAAGGTGTTGCGGATTGACCAGTTAATCCTACCTGCATATCCACCACGGATACAGAACCAATTGAAAAAGTAGCTGATATTCCCTCCACCACAACAGGAATAAAAGCTTCTCCTTGTGATGATGTTATTTCAAAACTTGTTGGTGTAATTATTTGATCAGGTACATCTACTGAACCAATATTAGATGTAATAGATAAACCTGTTGGAAGTGCGATAGCATCTTTAAGTTCTCCCCACTCACCATCGCCCCAAGCTTGTGCACCCCAACCTACTTTTAAAGTTGTGTCCTCATCCCAGTAAGCCTGGCCCCAGGTGAATCGTCCCCATCCTGAAGTAGTCGACATGGTCGACCTCCTATGCTAATCTGATTATTGCGCTGCTTGAATCTGCTGTTGGAAATTCTATTTTGAATGTCCCGTTACTAGCTGTCTTATCACCACCAAATGCAATAACACAAACAGCATCAGTTGTTCCTGAACCACCGTCTGTTGTTGTGTTATAAATTAAAGCCCCATTTGCAGTAAAAGAAGCTGATGTATAAGTTACATCTGAAAAGTCTGTAAATGGAAGAATCAAAGGATAATTGACCAACTGCCGTAGCCCCTGACCCTGAAATACTATCTACTTTTAAAAACGTGCCTGCTGTTATATTTGATGTGGGAAACTTAATTGTGTAGCTCTGTCCAGCGCTGTGTGGAGGTGATTGTAATTGAATCCCATGAGAATTAGATTCACAATTAAGTTGCACAGTTCCTGGGTTTGTTGCACCCATAACTTCTATATTACCAGTAGCTTTCGGTCTTAATTTTAAACTAATATTAGTATCGTCACCAACTGCTCCTACCTGTGGACCATTTCCTGTTGCAGCATTTGTTACATCTACATGATTTACCGCAGAGGAGGTTGTTTCAAAAATTAATTGTTCGTTTGCATTTTCATCTCTGATACCGTGGGCATCATCGAAATCTATCATGAAAGAATTAGTGTCTAGGTTACCACCTAATTGTGGGGATGTATCCGATACAATCGAAGATAATCCAAAAGATATATCAACGATGTCTGGATTAGTTCCATCATTAGCTTTTGCAACAACTAATTTATCACCTTTATCTGTTGCTGAAAAAGTAACCGTGCCTCCTGAACCAGAAACATATTTAAATTGTACTGTGTAAGCACCTGATGTTGAGTTTCTTAAAATATAAAAAGTTTCAACATCTAAAGGTATTGTTACAATTTGATTTCCTGTAATAGTCCCTGTAAACTCAATCATTCGGTGTTGAGCAGTCCCAGTTGTATTTCCATCCACAATTGTTAAAGCTGTAGTTTGTGCTCCACCTGCTATCGATTGAGAATTAAAACCACCAAATAGCTGTGAAATAAGACTTAAATTTGTATTAGTTTTTGTTCCCCATGTACCGGCGTTTTCACCAGTTGCTTGAAGTTCTACACCCAAAGGGGTAAATGTTGATGCCATAAATTTTATCTCCTATGCAGCGTCACTATAACTTGTATTTGATCCAGTTGCAACATCCGAATATGTATCATTCGATCCAGTTGTAACGTTGTTATAAGACGTATTTGAGCCAGTGTCAACATCACCATAAGCAAAGATATTTACAGCTCCAATACTAAATGTAGCTGATTGTCCTGTTAATCCAACTTGAATATCTGCTAAAGAAATTGATCCTACACTAGCGCTAAATGATTGACCTGTTAATCCTAGACCCTCTTCTATTGTTAGAGAGCCAACACTAGATGTCATGCTCAAGCTTGATGGTTGAGCTACAGCTCCACCTAGACCTACAATTGAACCTAAATTAAATTCAGCTGATACACCTGATAAAAATACGACATCATTAGGTATTGTTACTGTTCCAAGGCTAGCACTGAATGATAATCCAGTTAATTGTGCCTCTTGTGAAGAAATACCCTGTGCAGTTCCTTGTTCTGATGTTATTGATAGACCAGAAAGTATTGCCGTTTCGTTTGGTGCTTTTGCTGTTCCTTGACTTGCGGTAAACGATTGAC